TGCACTACCGTATATGTTCTTGATATTATGTGGTGCATTCTTATTCATTATGATGATGTGTAATCTATTATTTAAGCCAAATCCTGCGTATGTAAGTACCATTTATACAGCAGTTCCAATAATGACTCTGAAGAATGCAGTATTTTTGACTAAGCAATATATCTCTGTTTGGTTAATGTTCTGTATCAATATTTCATGTGGTTTAGCAATTATATCACAAGAAAAGAGTTTATTATTAGGTTTAGGATTTAAAGAAATAGCTACTATAATGAGTTTGACTGCAGTCTTTAATATCTTAGGTAGATTCTTAATGAGTGCTTTGTCAGATAAGATTGGTAGAAAAGCGGCATATCATTACGTATGTAGTTTTGGTATTATAGCAAGTTTCTTATGTTTCACACAGATTTCATGGCTTGCACTGATAGGTATATTATTGGTAGAATATGCTTATGGTGGAAATTTTAGCTGTTTACCTTCATTATTAGCTAAACGATTTGGAAGTACAAGTGTAAGTACAGTGCATGCAATGACTTTGTCAGGATGGGCTGTGGCTGGAATAATAGGACCGACATTAGCTAACTTGATAACAGGAAATACGTTATACTTAGTTCTTGGATGTTTATATCTGGTAGGATTTAGTTTAATGGAGATATTCGTTAAGAAAGATAAAGAGTGATGAAAATCACTCTTTTTTATTATCAAAATACTTAAAATGATTGATATAAATAAAATATAGGATAATAGAAAGTTGTGAGTGAGTGATATAAAGTTTATTTAATTTATTTTAAGAGGTAAAATATGGCAAAATTTACTGTGCCTAAAATCAATTTTACAGAAATTGATAATTCTATTAGAACAGTATCAGAACCAGGTATTGGTATCGGTGCAATTGCTATAAAGTCAAATAAGGGACCAGTTAACATGAGAACTGTGTCTCGTAATTATGGAGAATTCAAGGACATCTTTGGTGCTCCAGAAGCTCTTGACGATTATGGTCACTTTGCAGCAGAAAACTATTTGGCAAACTCAAATCAGTTGTATGCAGTCCGTGCTACCATGGGTGATGAACAGTATGCACAAATTCAGTATGCATTCCCAAATGCATCTACAAAGGGTCAGAATCTTTCACCTGATACTGCCGTTTTCAAGTATGTAGACAATGAAGGTCAATATGACTTAAAGCTAACTCAACCATTGAGTGCAGTCACATTGGTCGATGCATTAATTGCTGAAGATACAAGAGAAGGTATTCCTGAAGATGAAAGACAGGAATGGACTCTTGATGATGCAACATATTCTGGATTTAGTCTAAAACAGCAAGCTAATTGGGCTGAAATTTCTGATATTAAGACAGAAAGAACAGAAGCAATCATTTATAAGAAAGGTCCAAATAACATCGCTGAAGAAGGTATTCACCTTGTATATCCAACATTGGTAGACATTAGTGCTAATCCATTGAAGTTAGATACTACTTTGATGATTACAAGTGCAGCATGGGAAAAGACTGCTAATTTAACATATAGAGATATTACAGTATCTAATTCTAAGATGAATGATAAGACTGTATTCCCAGATGATACAGGTGTAAAGGTTTCATTCACAATTCCAAGTACAGATACTATGGACTCTGTAAACCACCGCGTTCAATTCGTTGGTGAATACTCTGCAGTTTCTGCATGGGCAGATCCAGCTCAAACAACAACAAAAATTTCATATCAAGAAATCTTTAAGTCTGATAATTTCTATGTTCCATCTGCATATAAAGCATTGGATGAAATTACATATACTGAAGAAGATTTCAATACAAACTGTTATGGTAAGTTAAACTGTCAGAAGTTAGAATTACTAGACTGGGATGATGTTTCTGTTAAGAAGACATATTACATTGACTCTGATTTCATTGATGAAAAGACTGAAAAGGGTCAAGCACATGGTCTATATTTCAGAGAATATGGTCGTGAAGATGATACATATACTTTGATTGGTGAACATGCATTTACATTAGATGAACCAACAGATAAAGATCCAATTGGACTAATCTATTGTAAGCCATTCGAAGCAATGTATACTGATACAAATCCACCAACAATTAAAAAAGATAATAAAGATGTAGCAATTGATACAAGATCTTGTAAAAAGATTTGTTTCGATATGGCTAATGAATATGGTCTATCAGATGTATCTGACTTACTATCTTACTTCTATCTAAGATATTTCGATATTAAGGAAAACGTTGTTATCGAAAAGATTATTAGAGAAGAAATCCAAGAAGAAGGTGTAAA